AAAACCAAAGGTTATCAATTAAAGTACGTGTATTTCATAGATAAAAGCTATCGTGAAAACCTAAGCGTTCCGGTTTTACCGTTCACAGATATTGACCGAATGGGTGCTGGCATGTATAAAGGTCAACGTATTTCACTTTCTGAGCGCTCCAAGCAGGCTACTGATTCCGACCAGGAATCAAGCGGAGGGGCAGCACCTACCGGGGCGCTCCAATCATGACTAAGCAACGCTTATCCAAAAAAATGAAACTGTTCCTTGATGCACTAGAAGCCGCCAAGGGCAACGTTTCGCTTGCGGCTGAGGGTAGCGGCATATCACGCCAATCGCATTACAACTGGCTAAAGGACAACGCCACGTATGCTGAAAAGGTGGAAGATATAAACGAAAGCATGATTGACCTTGCCGAAACCAAGCTTTTTTTAAACATCAACCAAGGTAACCAACGGGCCATTGAATACTTTCTTGACCGCAAGGCCCGACACAAAGGCTATGGCCAGCACTTGGCTTTAACCGGTAAAGACGGGCAACCAATCGAGATTGCTGCAAGTTCCCCTGAAAAAATCCAAGCTGCACGCCAGCAAATGGATGAACTATTCCCAGAAAATTAAATTATGCGTGATGTTCTCGAGTGGGAAGATTTAAGCATTGAGCAAAAGGCCGCACTTAAACAAAAGTCGCGCACCAACTTTTTAAATTTTACCCGTGTTTGGTTTGAGCTTACCCAAGGCGAATTGATGCAAGTCAATTGGCATCACCGCATGATGGCTGATGCAGTTGAGGAAGTTATCAACAGGACGGCCGACCCAGTAAATTTAATTGTTAACATTCCACCAGGCGGCACCAAAACCGAATTTTTTAGCATCCACTTACCTGCTTACCTGTACACCAAAGCAGCTGAGCAGCAGATTAAGCGTTTTAGAAACCTCAACATTTCATTTAGTGACAGCCTGGTAAAGCGTAACAGCAGGCGCACCCGTGACCTTATTGCCAGCCGTGAGTTTCAAGAGCTATGGCCATGCACCTTTGGCGTAAACCAAGCCGAAGAATGGGATATTGTGGATAACAAAAATAAGGTGGTGGGCCAAACCGTGAGCCGTGCCGGTGGCGGTCAAATAACCGGTGGTCGTGGTGGCTACCTTGGGCCTCAGTATTCAGGCCACGTAATGCTGGATGATTACGACAAGCCCGATGATATGTTTTCGGAAACCAAGCGGAAAAATAACAACCGCAAACTGGTAAACACCATTCGCTCCCGGCGCTGTGATAAAACAGAAGAACACCCAACCCCAATAATTGCCATCCAGCAGCGGTTGCACGTACAGGATTCAACCGGCTTTATGATGAGTGGCGGCATGGGTATGAAGTTTCGCCAAATTGTTGTGCCGGCACTTGTTGACCGTGACTACATCAAAAGCTTGCCTGAGCCATATCAAACAATGTGCTTGGAAACCGTCAAAGATACGCCAAGCGTTATGGTTGGTGATGTTGAATATTGGTCTTATTGGCCACAAGCTGAAAGCGCACAAGGCTTGCTTGATTTATGGGAAAAGGACGATTACACGTTTTTGAGCCAATACCAGCAAAAGCCAACTGAGCTTACCGGTAACATGGTTGATACTGCTTGGTTCCAGCGTTACGAGTTTTTGCCTGAGCTGCAGTGGCGTGCCATTTACGTTGATACCAATAGCGGCAAGGTCGGTGATATGAATGATTTCACCGTGTTTACGCTTGCTGGCCTTGGTGTTGATGGCAACATGTACATCATTGACGTTGAGCGTGGAAAGTGGGACCCCGAGGAATTGCTTAAAAAGGCCATTGAGGTTTGGGATAGGTGGACAGGTGGCACGGAGCGGTCGCGTGTACGTTACATGGCCATCGAGGATAAGCAGGCCGGCCAAGGTTTAATCACTACTCTTAAGAAAAAGCGGGTCATACCACTTAAGGAAATACCACGAGGCCCAGGCGATAAAAAGCCAGTGCGTTGTAATAATGTGATACCTCAACTTAAAATGGGCCAAGTTTTCATACCGGCTATGTATCGCACTGTTGAGGGCGAAGTTACGGAAAAACTGCTTAAAGTGGTATATTCTAACGGAAGTGAGGCAGGTTCAACGGATTGGCTGCCTATTGCATTGAAAGAAGTGGCTGATTTTAGCGCCGATGATTCCCATGAGCATGATGACGTTTGGGATACTTGGATGGATGCAATAGACGATATGTTAATTGGTGAGCGTAAGTCGCGAGGCTTTTTTGATATGGGGAAAAAATAAATGTTTGGTCGCAAAAAAAATAAGGCTTTGCCGGCACCGGTTGAAGATAAAAGCAAAGATGATGAGCTAATAAATAAAACCGGTAACGGCTATTTTAGCACCGACACATTTTTCAGAATTGGAAACCCTAAATCATGGCTTGAAAAAAACGCCATACAGGTTGTTCCTAAAATGCCAAGCAAGGTGGTAAACGTTGCCACCGATGGCGTTGAGGAGGCCAAAGGTTTTGCAATGGATGGTGGCAGCCTTAAAGCCGCTTTTACCCTTAGCAACCAATTACCCGATTCAATCTTTTGCTGGTATGGCGCACAAAGCTTTATTGGTTATCAGGCGTGCGCAATACTTGCTCAAAACTGGCTGGTAAATAAAGCCTGCAGCCAATCACCAAAAGACGCTGCACGCAAAGGCTGGGAACTTACAACCAATGATGGCCAAACGCTTACCCCAGAGCAGCGTGCCACAATCAGAAAGCTTGATAAGAAATACAAGGTCAAAAAGAACCTTGTCGAGTATGGCCGCCACAATCGCATCTTTGGCATTCGCATTATGATTTTTAATGTTGAAAGCACTGACCAACAGTATTACCAAAAGCCGTTTAATATTGATGGCGTTAAAAAGGGTTCATACAAGGGCATGATTCAGGTTGACCCGTACTGGATAACCCCAGAGCTGAGCATGGAGGCAAGCGGCAACCCTGGAAGCCCTGAGTTTTACGAGCCAACGTATTGGCGCATCAGTGGCAAGCGTTACCACCGCTCACACCTTGTAATCGCACGTTATGACGAAGTGCCAGACGTTTTAAAGCCAACGTACACTTATGGCGGTTTGTCGCTTACCCAGCTAATTTACGAGCGTGTATATGCAGCTGAGCGTACAGCAAACGAGGGGCCGCAATTGGCCATGACCAAACGCACAACCGGCCTTTATGTTGATATGGAGGCAGCCATTGCCAATGAGCAAGAATTCACCGAAAAAATGCAAGAGTGGGCCGCAATCCGTGATAACTATGGCGTAAAAGTATTGGGTGAAAACGAAAAGATGGAGCAGTTCGACACCACGCTCACTGACTTTGACGTTACCGTTATGACCCAATATCAATTGGTATCAGCTATTGCACGCACGCCGGCAACCAAGTTGCTTGGCACCTCACCCAAGGGCTTTAATGCGACCGGTGAGTACGAGGAGGACAGCTACCACGAGGAACTGGAAAGCATACAAAGCGATGAATATGAGCCAGTTTTAGAGCGCCATTATGAGCTGCTTTTAAAGTCTGAGGGCATTAACGCTGAGGTCGAAATAAACTGGAACTCGCTTAAAGTGCTTTCTGAAAAAGAAATTGCTGAGCTCAATGAAAGCAAAAGCCGCACTGACCTCAACTTGGTTAATGCTGGCAGTATTGATGGTTATGATTCGCGCAAGCGTATTTCTGAGGATGATGATTCTGGGTATAACGATATCGAGATTGACGGCGTGCCCGAGGAAGAAAACGAAAGTGAAGTTGAGGAAAATGAAATTGATTTAAACGAGGCAGAAAAGCAGCAAGCCAAAGCCAATGACCAGCAAGATTGGATATTTGCTATGGATGCAATCCGTAATGGCTATGTAAGCGTCAAGCCTCGTTCCCGTGATGCAGCCAAGTATTTTGCTGCAGCAGCCAAGGCCGGCATTGATGACCTTATCGAGCCAGATAAGTTGCACGTAACATTGATGTACAGCAGCGAGGATATACCGGAGCCAAGCTATGCTTACCAGCCATTGATTGCCAAGCCTACCGGTGAAATCCGTGTGATGGGTGAGGGTGAGTATAGGGCCATTGTGGTTATGCTTGATTCACCTGATTTGCACCAACGCCACAACGAAATAAAACTGGTTGGTGGAGTTCCAAGGCATGAAGCCTACTTGCCGCACATCAGTTTAAAGTACGCACCGACTGAGGCTGACATTGCACGCATTGGCCAAATTGAAATACCGGATGAACCAATCATCTTGGAAAATGAGCAATGGAGTAGCGCGAAAGACTAATGGCACGCAACCCGTTTCCACAAAGCCCAGGCCGCAAAGCTTGGGCTGAAAAGTTTAAGCCTAACAGTGTTTCACGTGGAACACCGCTAGAATATAACGCCGCAATTGCTGCTCGTTATACACGGGAAATTGACAAGCTAATCAATAAGATGGCTGCCGATGTTGAGAAACAGCTTAAGCAACTTTATACCTCTGAAACCAGCAAAGAATATTTTGTTGAGGATGCGGCCATGGACAGCAGCATTGCCAGCCAATCAAGAATCATTACCAACAAGCTCATGGCCAAGTGGGCCAAAATCTTTAACGATGAGAGCAAGGATATTGCCAAGCAAATGTTGGGTGGTATCGACAACGTTAGCCAAAAAGCATTGGAAACCAGCCTCAAGGAATTAAGCGGCGGCCTAACTATTGATGCCAGCATCGTGAGCGCCGATGTAAAGGAAGTTGCCAAGTCTGCATTTAATGCAAACGTAAAATTGATTACCAGCATACAAAGCCGCTATTTCGACCAAGTTGTTGGGGCTGTTGACCGTAGCATTATGACAGGCAGCGGCTTGGCTGAATTAATACCAACTATCAACGAATCACTTAAAAGCCAAAAGCGCATTGCAAAAAACCGTGCCAAAAACATTGCGCTAGATCAAACAAGGAAAGCTTATAACTCAATAAATAAGGCCCGAATGGAATCGGTAGGCATTACCAAGTTTGAGTGGTTGCATAGTGGTGGCGGCAAAGAACCAAGGGAGCATCACAAGCAGCGTTGGCCTGCTGGTTTGAACGGTGGGGTTTTCAGTTTCGATGATTTGCCTATAATAGACGAAAAGACCGGCGAGCGTGGAATACCTGGACAGGCCATAAACTGCAAATGCAGAATGCGCCCGGTAATAGAATTTAAAAACGGTGAGCAATCATGAGTGCAAGAGAGTTAGACGGCAACGGCTGGGTAGAAATTAAAGGGAACCCCATTAGTAAGGTTGGGGTTTACCAGTATCTGGGAAAGTCAATTGGCTTACCAGGGCTTGAGCCAGACAAGCTTTACAATGTATTGCGTCCAGCTGAGGAATTAAGCAGCAAAGATGCAATTGATTCATTTAAGCTTGTGCCGTGGATTGATGAGCATACAATGCTTGGTGAAGCGTTTGGAACCTCACCTGAGGAAAAGGGCGTTGAGGGTGTTATAGGTGAGGACGTTTATTTTGAATACCCTTACTTACGCGCCAACATTAAATTATTTTCGGATAATTTGACCGAATCGGTTGAATCCGGGAAGCGTGATTTGTCGTGCGGTTACCGTTGTGAGTATGAGCTAGAAAGTGGCGAATTTGACGGGGTGACCTATGATGTAGTACAAAGGCGAATAAGAGGTAACCATATCGCATCTGTTGGAACCGGTAGAATGGGAAAAGACGTTGCAGTTTTGGATAGCTCAGAAAAGTTAACTTTTTCAATTGATAGCGAGGAGTTTGCAATGGCAGGCGAAAACGAAGATAAGGGTAAAAAAGCCGAAGACGGCGATATGACTCTTGAAAAACTGGCCACTATGGTTGGTGATATGAAAAAAGGTCTTGATGAGTGCATGAGCACCGTTAAGGATATGAAATCAGCTAAGGATGCCGAGGAAGAAGAAGCAGCCAAGAAAAAAGCCGAAGATGAGGAAAAGGCTAAAGCTGATGAGAAAAAAGGTGAGGGTATGGATGCCGGCGTTGTTGCTGAGTTGCAAAAAGAAATTGCAACGCTTAAGCAAGAAAATGCGAACCTTAAAACTGCACAAGATGCAGCTCCTTCGCTTGCAGATATGCAAAAATCACTTGCAGAGAAAGAGGCAATTGTTGGCCGCTTATCTCCTGTTATTGGTGCGTTTGACCATTCAGAAATGGTTGATGCAAACGCCGTTGCTAAGTATGGCGTTGATAAACTTTCAATTGCTTGCGATGAGGGCACAGAGCTTACGGCTTTAAATGCTTTCTTACAGGCAAATCCACAGCCTCGCGTTATTGCTACCGGTGAAGATGCCGGCGAAGCAATGGATGAAGCAGAGGCTTACATTAACGGTAACGAGGAGTAATCGTAGCCATGACTTTTCAAACAGAAGTTCGCCAAGACCAAGCGTCTGGCATCGTAGGTGAGTTGGCTTTTGATGGCCCAACTCGTGCATTTCGTTACACGTTAGATTCTGGTGATGCAGCTAACAACATTTTTGGTCGCGCTTTTACTGTTAAAGCTGGTCAAGATTTGGATGTTGAAGCTGGTGGCGCTGGTGTTTTTGCCGGCATCATGGTTGGCCCTAAGCAGCACGCTACTCAAGGCCCAGACACTGGCACTCTTGACCCAACGTTGCAATTGCGTAACGGCGAAGATGCTGATTTCTTAACCATGGGCACCGTATTTGTAGAACTTACGAATGCTGCTAACGTTGGTGATTCAGTTGCTTATGCAGCAGATGGCCAGTTAACTGCATTTGCTCCAGGCGCTATAATTGCAGCTCCATTAGTTCAAATCCCAGGTGC